CGGAGCATTTATTACGAGCTTGTCCGATATCGGCACATACTTCCACATGTGTAGAGTCAACAAAATGCCCTTTGCTCAGAGCGCGATGTTCTTAGTAAAGTCTCTCAACCCGGCCGATAAGAGAGATATTGCTTTTGCCGCTCAAGCAGGTGTCATCGGAGATGTCTTTAACTCTGCCGCCAACAGATTCGTCACGGACAATATGAGCCAGGGCGTAACCTCCAAATTGGCAGACGCAACCATGAGGGCTTCCCTTTTGTCGCAGTGGACGGACGGCATCAGAAGAGGTGCTGCGCTCACTGCCATGACGTTTTACACGAACGCGAGGAAATACGATTGGAATACTTGTGACGGCTGGTTGAGAGAGCGCCTGGAGAACTTCGGCTTAGATGAGACATTCTGGAAGGTCATTCAGAAGGCGCCGGCTGAGAAGTTCGGCGATGCTGAGTTTGTCACTAAGAACAGCATTCTTAATATCTCGGATGCGGACTTGGCCACGCTTGGAATCTCTCGGCACGCCCTGGAGAAGTACGCCTCGGATTATTTGGCCTTTGTTTTTGATGACGCGCATATGGCCTCCCTACAACCGGACCTCTACACCCGGGCAATATCCAACTGGGGCGTCGCTCGAGGCACAATCGCCGGTGAGGCATGGCAATGCTTTTTCTTGTTCAAGAGTTTTCCGACGGCAATGCTCACACGCCACATCCAGAGATCCGGGGATCTGTACAGGTATAAAAAGCGAACCGACGGCACTATGAGCGCGGTGTGGTCGAGATCGAAGTATTACGGCGCTTTGATCGCAGGCACCACCATGATCGCCGCGGTATCCAATATGTTTAAAGATCTGCTCAACGGCCAGGATGTTCAAGACCCCTGGACTAATGATTTTTGGCTTCGTGCATTTACGTCCGGAGGCGGTGCCGGTTTTGCCGGAGATATTTTTGTCTCCGCCTTGGGCGATTACAAGTACGGGCACCCGAATATTTACAACGCCTTTGGCCCGGTCTTCTCCTCCATGCTGGACGCTTATACGATCTATGACAAATACAAGGACGATCGAGATATCGGTGCCAATGTCCTGCGCTTTGCCAAGAGCAACATCCCGATGGTTAATCTCTGGTACACCAAACAGCTCCTAAACCATGCGGTCTTTAACCAACTGCAGGAGATGATGAACCCCGGATACCACCGCCGCATGGAACGCAAATCCATGAGGATGCGCGGCACGGGATACTGGTGGCAGCCGACGAGCGCAATGCCCGGGCGACTGCCGCGAGTGGCCAAATCCAAGGACCGCTGGGAGATTATGAAATAGTGCGCATTGAACTTTTGGGGACTTTTATATTTTTCTTCAAATCGAGGATAGATATATGGTTCCTGAAAGTAATCGCAAAGCGGGGCCGTTTACCGGCACGGGTCAGACTCAGTTTGATTTTGACTTCTACATGCTGAGCGCCGATGACGTTGTCGTCATTGTGGCTGACGCAGACGAGAAGGAAACGACACTGAGCAAAGACGCTTACACCTGCACGCTCAACTCTGACCAAAACACGACGCCGGGCGGACGCGTGACGCTTAAGACTGCACTTGCCAGCGGGCATAAGCTCGCAATCTGCAGCGGGGTCCCGTATACCCAGAATCTGAATTTGACGATGTATGGGAGTTTTAGCCCAACGTCAATCAATAAAGAAGAAGATCGTCGCGTCATTCAGCTTCAGCAGATTCTCGAACAGATGCGCCGTTGTCTTATCGTCCCGATTACGTCCGAGAAAACCCCTCAAGAGGTGATGACTGACCTTTTGGATGTGGCGGAAAAAGCGGCCGACTACGCACAGAGAGCTGAGACCATCTACAACGAGGTTGTTTCTACCGGCTTATACGTCTCATCTACATGGCAGGAAATCCAAGAGACTAAAGCTCAAATCGATATTCATAAAGCGGCTATTGACGCTGCCGTTGCACGAGCGGAAGTTATTCTCGCCCGCAACGAGGTCATCGGAGCAGAGGTGGATGCTTTAGTTCCGCATCTTCCTGATTTGCAAATCAATCGACAGCACATCGATGAGATCCATCGTGTTGGTTCCGACCTAAGAGGGTTTGAGACAGAAACACTTGACCTTGGATCAATTACAGATACGGATATTGACGGCGAAACCAAAGTCGAAGACGGGTATATCAAGAAAGTTGCCGACCATATTGATGACTGTATTCACCCGGTTGGAGACAATATTGAAAAGGTTAAGGCTGTAAACGCAAACCTGGATGATGTAAAGACTGTAGCAGAGGACTTATCCTCTGAACCCAGCAACATTAAAAAAGTCGCACAAGCTACCGACGATATCACTGCGCTTAGCCCTAAGGTTGAGGCAATTCAAACTGTAGCTGAGAACTTAGAAGCGGTGGAAAGTGCGGCCTCTGTTGCAACAAGCTTGGAATCTATCAAGCAGACGGTTCTTCAGTCCAATGCTGAAGCTGGCTTCTCTTTCCGATACATGGCCGAGGCTTCTTCCGGAATGACGGTGCCTAAGGAAGCAATATCTCCATCTGTCAACATTAAGGTCGGAGACCACGTTGTAAATCGGATAGGGGATTACTTCGGGATTACGGCCGTTACTGAAACTACGGCAACTCTGTCGCCGAAACAAGGAAGTTTTAAAGGCGAAAAAGGTGATAAAGGAGACGGTATTCAACCTGATGCTGTGGTAGTGAATGCAGAAAGTCTCCCTGCTGAGGGAACTGTTGGTCAGCTTGTCTTAGCCGGAATGAACCTCTATACATGGGTTGCAGCAACCGATACAGAAGAAGCTCACTGGGAAAACATGGGAGAACTAGTCGGGCCTAAGGGAGATACGGGACCGACTCCGGAAATTTCCGTCGAAGCTGCATCGTTATCTGAAGGTGCATCAGCAACCGTTACTAAGACAGGTACATCCGAGGCTCCGGTCTTTACTTTCGGAATTCCCAAGGGGGATACGGGAAGTAAAGGAGATACCGGAACAACACCTGAAATCTCTATCTCGATACAGATGTTGGATGCGAACTCAGAGCCTTCCGTTGAAAAAACCGGAACGGACGAAGCACCGAGTTTCCTTTTAAAAATCCCGCGAGGTTTAACTGGAGCGACAGGCACGATGCCTGACACCGTTGACTTGGGAGGGCTGAGCTAATGCCTCTGAAGGTTATTCAGTTTCGCGGAGGAACGGTTGTAGAGCATGAGCTTTTTGTCGGCCACGATCGGGAGATCACTGTAAATACGACGAACAATCGAATCCGAGTCCACGATGGTACAACACCCGGCGGCCACGAGTTGGCAAAGGAGTTGGACGTTCCTACCAATACAAACCAGTTGGAAAACGACATCTACCGATCAAGCGGAAACCTGACAAAACTTTCTCAGCTAACACCGGATGTCCAGTATCTCAAACAGGCCGAGTTAACCAAGCTCAGTCAGCTTCAAAACGACAAAGGTTATATCGCAGGACACTGTACTTACTGCACACACTGCGGCCACTGTACGCACTGCTCTTAAAGGTAAAGCAAAATGGCAAAAGTAATCCAATGGAAGCATGGCTCAAGTGAAGATAGTGCAGTCTTCACCGGTGCTCTCAAGGAGATCACGATCGACGATGATCTCCACACCATTCGTCTTCATGATGGGGAGACGCCCGGAGGTGCCCTCTTGGCGCGCGTGGCCGAGGTACCGACAAAGTTATCTCAGCTGGTAGATGACTTAAGCGTTTGGCGCTCAGACGAGCTGACCAAACTATCTCAGCTTACAAACGACAAAGGCTTTTGGGCGACCGGTGCTCTGACAAAAGTCAGCCAGCTGCAAAATGACAGCGGCTTTCTCACCGGGCATTGCACCTACTGCACGCACTGTACATATTGCCAACAGTGCTCCAACTGTCATAACTGTACGACCATAAACTGCACGACCATCAACTGTACGACGGTGAATTGCACGACGATTCAGTGCTCGGTTTATAGCTACTGCACCAAGTGCGACTGCAATTGCACAGACGACAGTTGCTTTGTCTCAGGAAAATTGGAGACAAGCAAGGGCCTAATAGATGTTCACAACATTCTGATCGGAGACGAAATCATTGATTGGTTGGGAAAGCCGGTTAAGGTAGTAGGCGTCAGCCATGGACACTTAGGCTCTAGACGAGCAATCCAAATGAAGGGCCGCGGAAAGAATCGGGTTACCGACGATCACCCGATGGTGATGTTCAGGACGAAACGCAGAAGTTACAAGCTCTGCGCCTGTATTAACAGTAAGTTTGATCCGAACAAAATCATTCTTGCAGACAACGGAGTCAGAGGCAGGTACTCAGAGGAACACGATTATTGTGGCTGGTTCATTCCATCGATTGCAATGCCTGCGGATACTCCGACAGTATGTCCGATCGCAGAAAGAGAAGCCATCGTCAAATTCGGGAATGGATATGTCCTTGTTCCCGGGAGACTTTCATGACGACCAGAACAATTTTGCTCCGTGGAGGGACAACGACTGAGCATGAGACCTTTGTCGGAGCCGAACGAGAAATTACAGTTGACACAACTAAAAAGACGCTTGTAGTTCACGATGGAACAACGGGACACCCGGTGGCTAGAAAAAGCGGCTTGCCGACAAAACTCTCTGATTTGACTGACGGTATAGGACTGTGGAAGAAAAGCGTTTTGACTAAAGTCAGTCAGCTTACGGACGACGTCGGCTATTGGGCCAATCTGACAAAGGTGAGCCAGTTACAAAACGACCTCAACTGGAAGACGGGACATTGCACTTACTGCACGCATTGTACCTATTGCACCCAGTGCTCTAGATGCAACAACGTTCATTGCTACCAAGTGCAATGCACTCAAGTTCAGTGCGGTCAAGTTAAGTGCAACAAGTGCACGATCACAAGCAACTGCCACGGGCCGAACTGTTCAAACCTAAACAAACCGATTTATACGAATTGTGATACCGGAAACTGCGACTGCGGGGATGACGGAATGTAGGTCCAGGAGATAAGACATGGGATATAAACGACACGTAGTAACAAGCACCTTACCTTACGATCATTTTTCTATCGCAATAGATGAAACTAGAGCGGCTTTTCGAGTACTGGACAAAAAAATCTTTTTTGAGGTACCGGAAGATACACCGGCTTCTCCGATTGAAGAGCTGACCACAACTCAGAAACTTGGCGAAAGAGGCTACACGGGAAAAGCGAACAGGTTTTATCAAATCAATGGTGAAGACTATTGTATTCTTGCGGAGATTATCATCGACAAAACAGTACAGGAATTCCAAAAACTTTGGGTTCCCGGAGCTCATTTTGTCACTTGGCTGAACAATAACCGACTTCATGCAATCATCAAGGGAGCATTGACCTACTTCGACTGTCGAAACACAGCAGAATACGTTCGACATGAGGGCGGGATGTGGGCCTTTGATCTTTGGGTTAGAGACCCGAATGCGCCCCTGACAGAATGTGCCCGCTCTATTACGACCGCGGAAGACACGACTGTAATTACCAACCTTGAAGACCTGGGTGAAGTTTGGACAGCCGCCGACGTGATGACCGGGACCACCTCCAAGTGGCTGAATCTTGAGTACAGTCTTACTCCTTCTTCCGAGACGGTGGCGCCGGATGGCTGGGTTGATTTCACACTTACACTTAAGGACGGTAAGACTCACGCAGTCGCAACAGACGTGACATGGGACGGCTACATCGTAGAGGCTGTTGATGGTTACGCACCTCATAAGCGCGTTGCGGTCACAAACGGAGTGGGACATTTCCGAGCCTGCGCCTTAGGTCTTCAGGCCGGTGAAACGATGCGAATCAAGATTAACCATCGGTTTTACACCTCCAGGGCCGAGGCTACGGTTCAGGTGGTCTCTGATGATTAAGTACGTCAACCTCTTGATCGGGAGCGCCTGCAACATGAAGTGCGGGTACTGTCTCCAGACCAATGAGAAGTCACCTGCAGATCACAAGGCCGACCCGGTTGAATTCGCACATAAATTGGCGGATTACCTTAAGGGTGATCGCATAGAGCGGATCGCCTATTGGGGTGGAGAGCCGATGCTCTATTGGGAGAGAATTAAGGCTCTGCATGGTACCCTTAAAAATGAGGGTACCACACCGGAGCAGTCCACAGTTACGACAAATGGACGCTCCCTCACTGACGATTACGTTGACTACGCTAATGCCAATCCGGACATTTTTACCGTGGTCTCTTGGCATGACGGCCGCTTTACTGACGAGCAGCTAAGCCGCATTTTTCGACTGAAAGAGTTTTCGATTTCCTTGCTGATTCACCACTTTCAAACAGATATGTGGGGTGCGAGAGATCTCTTCTACAGCTTGCAGGAAAAATACGGTCGCTATCCGAAAGTCGCAGTGCACTTCTTACGAGCAAATGACGGGTGCCGCAGTGACTACTACATGACACGAGAGGACGTGGACGCCTTCTGCAAGCACTTGGAAACTGTCATTGAGATGGCACGTATCGGTGACCCATGGGCCGCTTGGCAGTGTTCTCAGCTTCTCTACCATCGAAACAAAGTGAAGTCCCGTGTAGGGCCCATGTGCGTACGAGACGAACTGCTGAGCGTTGATCTGCATGGGAACGTCTACGCCTGTCACCACAACTACGACGCATCCAACATCACGGGAAACATCTTTCAGAAGGTGATACCGATTAAAGCCGTTCCTCAGCTTTCGCCGAGACGTTTCTACGACAGCCTCGAATGTCAAAGCTGCGAAGCTTTAGATGAGTGCAGAGGCGGCTGCTACACCTCCAACACTCACGACATCGATTGCTACTTCGCAAAGAAAAGATTTGCCCTTTACCACGCCATGGAGAAATTATTTCAATGAAGCTCGCTTTACACTGCAAAACCCACGAGGGTAAAAACGAAACTTGGGTCTATGACAATGTTCTAAACGAGATCTACGACGGGGACGGAAAGCTCGTGGACCTGATAGAGGACGAAAGATTAAAAGCCTATGCCATGCTCAAGGAGCACGAAGGAAAGCCCGGCTACTCTAACTCTAAAAGTAAAGACCTTTGGGACCTGCGCATCCAGCTGGGTCTAAAGTGCAACATGAGCTGTAAGTACTGCGCTCAAAGCGATAGAGAAAATGAACGCTGGGTGTCTTCACCTAAAGACGTTCCCGCATTTATCGAAAAGCTCAGAGCTTCAGGAATAAAAGTTCACGGCGTCATTGAGCTTTGGGGCGGCGAGCCTTTTGTCTATTGGAAAACACTGCAAAAGCTAGTGCCGGAACTGCGAAAACTTTATCCGAAAGTTCGTTTTGCCGTCATTACCAACGGCACGTTAATCGATGAAGAGAAAATCGCTTTTTGTGAAACCTATGGGATAAGCCTGACGTTCTCGCACGATGGACAGGGGTACCGTCTGCGTGGAGTCGACCCTCTGGACGACCCGAAGATGGTAGACATGTGGCGCCTGGCATTTTCTAAACTGCCATGCTCAATCAACTGCGTCTTGTCTCCCGCTAACACCGATGTGGACGCCATTGCAGATTTCTTCAAAATCAAACTCGGAGATATCCACTTGAACTTTGAAGGCATTATGACGCATGTCGGAGTTCAGGACTCTGAGCTCATATTCACTGATGAGCAGATGCTCACACTGCAAAAGAACATCTTTAAGGCTTTAACCCGAGAAGGTTGGGATAAGTTCCCCGCACTTACTGGTGAATGCGATCGTTTGCTGAAAGCCTTAGTCAAAAGAAAGAGACTCGACGAGCGTGCCGTCAAATGCATGATGAATCAGGAAAATAATGCGGCAGTCAACCTCAAAGGAGACTTCCTTTCCTGCCACGATCATTGCACGGAAGAAGGCTGTGTGGGGGATATTCTGTCCCCGGAGAAGGTCGATCTTTCTAAACACTTTAAGCCTTGGAGCACAAGGGAAAAGTGCAGAAAATGTTTAGTCCTTCCAATGTGCAGAGGAGCATGTCCGCAGATAGAAGGGCTGGCAAGAACCCTTACTTGCAAGAATGAATTCGCCTACCACTTTGCTGTATTTCAGGCGGTCTTTTGGCTCCTCTTCGGTCTAACGCTGGAGAGCTATGAGCCCATAGGGGATCCGCATGATTAAACATACAGACCTTATAAATACTCTCATTGCCTGCGTTGGCGGCCTCGGGTTAATTGCTGGGTTACTTCGATATGTCGACGACTGGAGAGAAAAACGCAAGGAGAAACCGATTGAGTTCTCTGCGCTTGAAGCAATCTGGGAGGCATTGTCCGGAGGCGTGACTGCTATCGGGGTTTTCTGGATCCTCGAAGGCTACGGCGTCAATGAGTTGGCCGCAGTCGGAATCTCTTTTATGGCTGCCTACCTTGGCGTCAGGATCATTGCTTATTACATCAAAAAATTTTTAGACAATAGGCTAGGAGCTAAATCATGAGTGTCTTTTTAAATGAATGGGCGATACGCCTATGCAGGTCAGCGGCTATCGCCATCGCAATCTGCTTCGGCTTCCTTCTAGGGTGGTATTACTGCGAGCGCAACGTGATATTTGACGATATCAAACGGGGAATATGGGCTAACGAGCAGGCCATTCAGAACAATACAAAACTCATTCACGAACTCTATAAGAAGCACGAGGAGGCGGAGCATAAATGAGAAAACAAAATTTAATGCTGTTCCCACCTGAGATCGCCGCCGAGTTTGTAGCTGAACAAGAAGGGTTTGAACCAATGGCCTACAAGTGCCCCACGGGCCATTGGACAATCGGATTCGGCCATGCCCGGAATGTTCACGAGGGTGACATCGTTACTCGGAGAGAAGCCTACGACCTTTTAGATCGAGACCTCCAACGCACCCAGGAGGAGCTTGCAACGCTTATCCATATCGACATCAACGAGAATCAGTTCATTGCCCTAATGAGCTTTGTCTACAACTTCGGTCTGACGAAGTGCCGGACCTACAGGTTATTCGGAATGATTAACCGAGGCGAGTGGGAGAATGTCCGGACGTGGTGGCCGAAGTATTGCAACCCGGACAATCCTATTGTCACGAAAGGGCTGAAGGATCGGCGGATACAGGAGTTGAATTTGTTCTTTTCTTGATATGCCAAAAATAATTTTCCTAACTCTTGTGGTCGTTTCCGCATACTTCTACGGCTTCCATCAGGGGCAGAACAAGGAGGAACTCAAAAATGCCCGTACTCAAATATCAGCGCTCGAGAGAACGATTGAGGAATTCAAAGTCAAGCAGACGAGCGACGCAGTTGCTTTATCTGAGCTTAGGCTTGCTGAGTCTGCTTCTCGTGATGAGCTTGACCGGATGCGCAGCCAGCTCGCAGACATTGAGAGAATGTCCAAAACCAACACCGATAGGGAACGTAATAGATGTCTCCGCTTGGCAGTCAGATACAAAGAGGTTGTCGACCGAGCTGACAGAGCTATTAAATTCTGCGCAGAAAACCACAAGTAAAGAAAAAAGCGAATAGAAAAGATATCAATGTCGTGTGGTGGACATTTTGGTGGACATTTTTTGATTCTCTTCTTGGAAGCCCCGCCGTTATTGGGGTGTTGGCGGAGAGGGGGGGATTCGAA